ATTTATATCCGGTCTACCGGAATATTTACCGTAATAAGAAGTAACGGTCTTAGGTAATCCGGGTAGTTCTATTCTCTCGTATTTTTCTAGTGCTGTTATGAGCTGTAAGTCCATCAGATTAGGTAAGACAAAGTGATAGAGCCACTCTTTCTTGTCCCATACATAAACATGGTCGAATTCAAAAAGCACCTTTTTAACAAGGTCTCTCTCTAATCCAAGTCCGTCGGGGTGCGAAATAGGTAGAATATAACCTTCATCCATCTCCAAAGGTCGTATATATACGGCCAGAGTACTATTAAGGTTAGGATGGAAAAAATAATTACCAGGTATAAGTTCAGCATATGCTCCTCCCCTTCTATGCTTTAGTAATTTACGTAACTGTTCTTTTGTTTCTAAGATATAAAACATTTATTTAATATAACCGAGTTCTCTTTAATATAAGAACTTTTATTTATCTAACAAACTCTGATGTTGATTTGAAAAACTCTGTAACGCCGGGATATTTTGTTTCAAGCTTAGTTAAACTTTCTCTGTTTTTTGTAGAAGTACCTTTAAAAGGAATACCGTTAATTTCGCCATTATTAACTGGGCCTCGAAGGTACCATATAAACTTTCCGGCTAATATGTATTTTAAAGTTTTTTTCTGTTTCCACTGTTGTAAACTTACTTCACTAAACTTACCGTTTCTTTTATCCCTTAAAAAGTATCTTGTATAAAATCCTTTGTCATAGTCTTGATCTGTGGGACCATAATAATCGTTGAAAGGACGTTCTACAGCTGTTAGAGATGTATCTTGTATTTTGTTTAGGATTCCTTTTATATTAGTAACCTTATCTCCTGCAAACACTCTACCGCCTGAAGTAACTATAGCTTTGCCGTTGTACGGTAAGCCATTTTTATCGGTAAATTCATCACCGTACGTATCTTTAATTCTATATTTAGATTTAGGCAAGTACATTAGTATTTACCAGATGGAGGATTTTTGACGCTACTAGAATCGATACTAGGCTCTCTTCGATTAAGCATGAATGTTTGTGCTCTTACCGTAGTAAACCATTTATTATTTTCTATGGTTGCATCTAAAGCAGTAATTATGAAACCTGTGTCTTTATAGATTTTAGGTAAAAATGTACTTTCAATCCTAAATACCTGACCGACAACCAGTCCTGAGATTCCGTTAAGAGTTATTGATAGTTCGATAGGTATAATATTAGCCGGTGCTTCTTTATTAATCTTATGTTCTACAGCTAAAGCTTCTTTAGTTCTAGATATTTTTTCTCCTTTGAGTTTATTAAATTTTCTTTCATTGTAAACTCCTTTATTTCGCAAATCAAAAGATTTTGTATTATTAAACTTAGAGTAGGCTTGAAAAAGATTCATGAAAAATTTCTCTCTTTTTTCTTGTCTATCTGCTTCTGCTTCTTTTTCTGCTTTATCTTTCTCAATTTGTTCGGCAACAGTTAAAGGTTTATTAGAGTTACCGTCTTGGTTATTTGCTTTTATAGGATTAAAATTATTTTTAAATCTATCTCTTTTGAACTTATTATACTCTGCTAACCCAGGGTTGTTATTAGGGTCTCCCTCAGTACCAGAAGTAGCAGAAATAGATATCATAGAGGCTAGATTTGATGCTATTTTTGTTTCCATATTTACACTTTTGACAGTGTTAGGTAATCCCGAAATATTAAGGAGTCCGATTTTATCATTTGTAACTGTGTCATTGAGTATTTTAGCTCTATCTACAATTACTAGTTTGTCTATAATCTCATCATAATGTATATCGAACTCATTTATACCACCTAAACTATTTTGTACTTCATTGAGTATATTCTTAACAAGGGTAGTTACAGAAAGGGTGTCTAGTTCTGAGGTATTTTTAGTAAAGAGAAAGTCTAATTGTTCTTTTATTAATCTAGTACTAATGTAAATATTGTTTATATGTTCAGGATTGTTGACGCCTTCTGCTTCAATATTTATACTGGTGTTGTTAAGTATTACTTTTGTATAAGCATCTTTTTGATCTCCTCCTACGGAAGTATCTTCTTCTACTTCTGATATTTGTTTAATAAGTTTTTTAGATGCTCTAAGTTCAGGTTGGGTAGGAGATTTTGGAAGTATAACAGAAGACGGATCAAAAGAAAAGTGATTGTCGAATGTTTCGTACTGTTTACTACTAGTAAGATTGAACTTAGGAATACTTTGATCTTTACCGTTTAAGAAAGCTAAGTTTACAAGAGCAAGAAAGGTCTTAATAGAGATATACCTAAACGCAGTTCTTCCTTCTCCAGTGACTTTTCCATTAAAACCTGCAGCTATCATTATAGATGGGTCAAAAAATACTTCCTGTCTTTTAAATTCTTCTTCTAACAGCTTAGTAATAGGATTCGTTTCTACTTTTTTACTTTTACGACCATTTACTGTTGACCATTCAACTTCTTGATTTCCTGTACTTTGGCCTTCTACTACTTCGTAAACCGGGCTTTTAAAGTTTTCGAAGGTTATATATCCGGTATCTAAGTTTTCAATATCTACCTCTTCAACTTTTAAGCAAAAAAAGTGTAACAAGGACAGTCTTTGTGTTTCTTCTAACTCAGTATCAGCATAAGTTATTCCGTTATTTAAATACTGTAAAATATCATCAGCACCTTGTATGACAGAATTAACACCAGATACTAATTGATCGATAAGTCCGGGGTCGTCTACGGCTGTGTCAGGGGTCTCGGGTTTAGGAGGTTTTTCAATGGAAAAAAACTTCTCCTCTATTGTACTAAAGGGGCCGTTTAACCTGGCATTTCCTTTTATAACAGAGAGTGAGTCTAATATAGCACCTCTACTGAGAACTGTAATATTACAATCAAATCCTCCGTCTTCTCTAAGACTCCAAGAGAAGTTACTTACAAATCCAAAAAAAGCGTCGTAGTTATAATTGCTGCTATCAATATTCTCTTGTAAAATTTTTAAAATCTTTGCTTGCTTTACTACTCGATCAGAAGAGAAAAAATCTTGTGTACCTTTTGTATTTACAATATCGGTATAGTTACCGTCATTATTGAAATAGCTAGTATTTCCCCATTCTGTTATTACTGACATACCGGGCCTGAAATAAAGCTCTTCAGCGGTTTGTAAGTCCTCTTTACTCCATACTGTAAAGTTTATATTAGCCTCACGAACGGTACCGAATCGATTTTTGTGTCTTATTGTAAAACCAGTTATACCGCCTTCAGGTCTTATACCAAAAGTTTTTGTGAAGCTATACCTACCTCTTACTGTAGAATCATCTGATGTCTTAAATGCGTCTCTTTTTAAAAACTTAGTACCATCCCAAAATAATGCACCTCCAGAAAGAACGTAATCTTGAGCCGGTTTGGAACTAAAAGTACTATCTTCTTTAACGTCTACATCTACACCTGATATAACTCGAATCCAGGCGTTATTACCGGTTTTAAATTGTATATATTTAAGAGAATTCTCTACAGACTCCTGAGCAAATATAGTCTCTCTGAGTTTTATTTGTTTTAGTACATCTTCTGAGATAGGTCCACCTACAAATTCGCTCATAACCTTTTAACTATCTGTTAGCATTTAAAGAGTTAAATAAATTAACTGCTTCTGTCTTATTATATGGTATTCTTATCTGTGTACCTGGGGTGGGAATTAAGCTTGCACGGTTACTGGATGGGTTAGCTGTAGATATTATCCACCACAGAGAAGCATCTCCGTAATATACTTGAGCTAAAGTGTCATACCTATCACCATCGGTTGAAAAAACGTAAATATCTTGATCAGATACCGGAATATCTGGGTAGATTACCGTTCTTCTGTAAGGACGTCTATTTTCAGTCTTTGTTATATTTATGTTTGCGTATCTATTAGGCATTTATACTCCTACTTGTTCCTATAAAAGACTTACCTAATTCAGGACTAAAGTCGTGTACTGGTTTAAAGGTGGTGCTTACGTTTAGTATAGTAGGATTTCGAGGAACGTCGTTGTCGTTTCCGTCAGCATTAAATCCAACTTCCCAAGGATAGGTAGTATCCCAAGATAAGTTAATGCTGCTAAAAAAGCCAGGAACAGACTGTAGATAGTCTCCAATACTTACTTTAGTGAAAACACCTCTCATAAAGGTACCGTTATCGTCGTAGGAAGGAGCAGTTACTCCGGCAAAAAAATTTAATTTTCTGTATAAAGGTCTAAGTTCAGCTGAAGACATAGCGGCTATTTTAAAGTCAAAACTAACTTCTCTGTCAAATCCTGTATAGTTGTAAACTTCTTCTGCACGTCCTATGTAGTTAGTTCCGTTCCAATTTCCCGTAAAGTTATCAGAGAAACTGTCTAGGTAAGCTCTAAAGTAAACGTACTGTGCGTTACCGCCCTTTTTAGGGTCAAATACTAGAAATTCAAAGGGAATAATTTCTGATATCTCGTCGGGAATCTCTTTAGTTAAAAAGCTGTCATCTATAGTTTGCCCTTGACCGCCAAACAAATTAAGCTCATCTGATCCATAGTCCTCTCCGACTCCGAATGGGTTTCCTAATCCTTTTTTAGTAGCTTTTACATAAATGGTCTTAGTCTTATCGCTATCAGATACTTTACCAAATTCTTTATCGAATTTACCTCGAACGTCGGATTTAGATTTTTTTAAAGTATCTTTTATACCGCTATTGAGTCTAGATATTTCTACAGCTCTTTTGTTTAAATTCGACCTGTTGATAGTATCTTCGTCCCATTCCTCATTTCGATTCTCAAAAGGTACCCTTTTTGATTCAGAATTAGGGGCACCTGGGCGGGATGGATTTATACTGTCTTTATTTCTTTCTAAGTAAGGACTTCTAAATATTTGACCTAATGTTCCGTTTTCAGTACTTCCTTTCTGTAGATTTGTAGTTTCAGCAAGTTCATCTAGACCCTGTCTAAGTTTACTAGAATTATAGGTTAAAAGTATGCCTCTAGAATCTTCATCTGTACTCCTACCTGCAGTATAGTCAGAAAACCCTACGTTGCGTAAAAAATTAGACTGTTTCTCTGGAGTAGCATCTGCTATTATGGTAGCCCCAGCTAATGCGGCTCTAGCACCATCTATCCCACCGCCTCCTGCTATTCCAGAAAACTGTGCTACCCCTTGTAAAAATCTACCTAACCGACCTCTTTCTGGGTTGCTGCTTTGACCGGATTCTTTAAGGTACTGCGTACCAACTGCTGGTGCGTATATAAAATGTGTACCTGTACCGGCTACCGGGGTCTGAGCTAGTAGTCCGGTTATGGTTTTTGCTCCGTCTACAGCCGTACTTGCTACTGCCGATCCTACAGTTCCTGCTACTTGTTTAAAAGACTGCTCACCATCTTGTCTTCTAGCTTTCCGTACTGCGTTTATAGATTTTATAGTAGCAATCGTAGCTTGGTTAGCTAAAAAATTAGATGCTGCCGGACTTAACTTTCCTCTGTTAGCAGTCAGAAGCCTGGTCATACGGATTAAATCATCCGCTCTAGCAGTTATAGGCTTACTGAATCTATTGTAGTTAGAGGGATCATTTATATCCTTAACAATAGGAGGAGTACCGTAAGTAGCAAAATTTGCATACTTAAGTTTTTTCAAGTCCGATTTCTGATCTATTAATGCCATTAAGGTCTATTAGAAGCTTGCTTCTTCAGGAGCGTTATCTCTATAGGTAGCTGGTTTTTTACCGTCTAGGTCTAATTCAGAGTCAACGTTGTAGACTTCGTCTCCTTGGGATCCAGGAGTTGGATCAAATACTATATTAGGAGAGGCAGCAGTAGCACTTACTTTTACTTTTGGGGTTTCACCTTTAAGTCCAAGAGTTGAGTTTTTAAAATTATCTAGTATTGCCATTGTTTTTTTATTATAAATAGTTGAATGAAAAAATGTATTTTTATCTTAAAGTTATAACTTCTTCTAATTGTTTACCGTCAATGTAAATCTTTTTGTCCTCTTTCACAGCTGCTATCAATGTATCTAATTTTTTCTCTACTTTAGACATAGAATTTTGACCTTCTGCTTCTCCGGCATCACCTGCAGCGTTTAATCCTGTTAGTAAAGGGGTCACTGCCATAAGTACCGGTAGGGCAAGTATTCCGGCAGTACCTAGAAAAGCTAAGGAAGAACCTAAAGCAAAGAAGCTTGCTGCTGCCGCAGTTAACGTACCTACTTGTCCTGAAGTAAGTGTACTCATTAAGTTCTGAATAGCTTCAGCTGTAGTAGTAATTAAGTGTCCTACACCTTGAAATACCGATGTTATTACTGTACCGAAAGCTTTTATACCAGGAGCGGCTAATTTTAAAGCAAATCCTAAACCTATCATAGCTGCCGATAAAGATAGTAATGCTAATGCTGCAACCTTCCCCACAGGTCCTATTGGGGTTGGAATAGCCATCGCTTGTGCAAATGATGTTAATCCCATCCCGAGATTAGTGAAAAACATTTTTATACCGGCGCCGGCTGCAGGAGCTGTTTTTCCTGTTTTGCTTGTTACTTTTTGAAATTCTTTAACTTTATCTGATTCTTTCTTTATATTATCTGTTCCCTGAAATGCGGAAGAAATTTTAGTACCCAATCCTTTAAATGCAGTTCCAATTTCAGATATACTCTTCGGTTTAAGAGCACCTAGAAACTTTGCTGCACCTCTATACATTTTACCAAACATTCCTACAGTAGCTGTTAATGGATTACCTAACATTTTAAATGCTAGAGTTGTAGCAATGACACCTTGAGCTATCAGAGGATATTTAGCAGCGAGATTTGCTATTTTACTTATACCATCAAAAATAGGTGCAAATATTTGTAATAAAGAAGTTAAAGACTTATTAAGAGCCTCTATAGCAGAAGCTCTTTGCATATCCGAAAGTTGGACTCCGGCTGCCGATGCAGCTTGTTTGTCTGTAAGACCGTTTAATTTGGCTTGCTGAAAAGCCATATTAGCTAGTTGATCTCGGCTCATACCTAATGCTTTAGCAAAACCTTCTTGCTGTATTCTGTTCATTTGAGAAAACTCAGCAACACTAACTTGATTTTTAAAGATCTCGTTACTCAACCCGGCTAAGTCATTATTTAGCGCAAGTTCTCTAGCTTTAGAAAGATTTAAACTTCTACCAGTTAAGAGCTGGGCTTCAAGTTCGCTGTTGATAGAGCTTTCAAAATCGAGTAAGCTGTCTGCTATGCTGTCAACTTCTTGTAAGGACAGGCCTAATCTCCTTGCTGCAGAAGCAGCCTCTGCTAACGCAGTTGGATTCCCGGCAAGACTTGCCTTCACTGAATTAGAAGTGGTTAGTACGTCTTGTAGTACTTGTCTTTGACTAATAGCAGCTCGATTGGCTCCATTGAATGCACTAGTAGTATCGACTATACTTTCCTGGATAAGGTCGGTACTCATCCCTGTAGCAGCAGTTAAAGAAAGTAATCCTGCTATCTCCTCTGCTGAACCTCCGACTAAGTTTTTAAATTCAGCTGCGCCTGCTAATACATCCTTGCTAAATATATTATTGGCATTTAATCCAGATTGTTTAGTTTCCGATGTAATAACTTCAGCTAAATCTACTGCAGTTGCAAATCTACCTGTAAAACCGTCTAATACTCCGAAAGACTGGCCCGTTGTTCTTGAGAGTTCTACTGCAGCTTTATCAATTGCAGTAAATTGATCTGAAAGCATTTTTGCTACAGTCAATGGATCAAGTAATGATCTGCCTAAAGCTTTGCCAGCGCCCTTGGTTGTAACCTGGAAGACTTTTAATTTTTTTTGGAAAGCTGTTAATCCTTTTCCTTTATCTCCTTCTAGTTCTTCAGCAAGTTTTTCTGCTTCCTCAGTAGTTTTTTTAATTGAATCTTGGAAAGTACCTAAGTTTAAACCTAGCCCACCGAATGCTCTAAGACCGGCTTTATTAAGATTGTCAAGAATAGCACCAGTTAAACCGAGATTTTCATTAATCTTAACCTGTCTAGCCTCTTCCGCTTTTTTTAGAGCTATACTTTCTTTTTGTAAGAGCTCTGCATCCTTAGCTATAGCAAGTCTTTTCCCGTCTTCATCAAGTTGTTTAGAAGTAGAAATTAGAAGGTCATCAGCCGCATTTCTTTGCTCATGTGCAGATTTTAATTGTGCTAATTTTTCTTCATTTATATTACCATTTTCATCTGTAACTTCTTTTTCTAACCTAGCTATGTCCTTAGAAAGTTCTCTTCTAGCTTGATTTATTGCTGCAACCTTATTAGCCTTTTCTACCTGTTCTGATAGTTCGTCTCCTAAAATAGATTCCAGTAAAGTAATTTCTCGTTTTAAATCTAAAGAAATTCTTTCAGCTTTAGCTATCTCATTACTTAACTTACCAGAACGGGCTAACTCAACGTTATTCTCCTGTGCTGATCTAGATATAGTTCTTGTAATGTCAAGTAATGCTTTATCGTAATCGTTTAGTTTACTGCGAATACCTAACTGGTCTTCTAATTCTGATGTAAGATTTCTTCCTTCTTCGGCTAATCTAGCAGCAAACTCTATACCTTCTTCAGTACGTTTATTAAACTCAGATTGAGCTTGAGTAGACTGTTTAATATTTTCTGTATTATTATCTGCCATAATCTATAGTAATATATACCTATAAATAGCAAAGGCCCGCATTATTTACGAGCCTTAGTACTATAAGAAGGTCTTTTAATTGCCGGACCTTTTGGTACCGGACTAGATGAAGATTTTCCCTTGGAGGCCTTCTTCATTTCTTTATTTTGTTCTTCGTTAAACTCTGATATTTTTTGAGCAGTAAACCTTCTTAACCATATTGGCATATTATATACCGTATGGTAATCAAAACCACCATTACCGTGAAATACTATATCATGTATTAACGAAAATACTTGAACTCTATATTCCGGCGTCAGGCCAAAGAAAGCTAATACCTATAGGAATAGGTACTCCTCCTTCCGGCCCATCTTCCGGATAGAACTTTAAATCAACGTCCGGTTGTACAGTAGTTAAATGTTCCCGGAAAGCTCTTGAATCTCTAGCTAAAAAGAAGTTATCTACGAAGTTTCTGATATCTTTCTGTTCTGTGGAACCGTTTACGCTTACTAGAGTATGTTTTAGTCTAGTAGAAAGTTCTGGAGAGGCGTCTTTAGTTATCTTCTTTAGTCCGGCTATCTCTTGATCTATCTTTATAGTATCAGAATGAGTAAGGAGCTTGAACTCTATCTCTACACCGGAACTAGGTAGCGTATATTGGAATCTATTTTCTCCCTTTTCCAGTGGTGTATAGTCTATATCTACATTACCGACCTGTGAGAGATCAATTGTCTGCTTTTCTCCGAGGTAATCAAACTCGTAGTCTTTACCGTATCCGAGAATACGTGCTGCTACAAGAAGTGCATTCTTGTCTCCTACAAGTATATCTCCGTATTTAATATTTTTATCTACAATAAGAGAACGTAGAAGGTTGTCAACTACAGTACCTTTTTGAATGTAGTTCTGGTTGGTTAAGATGTCTTCTTCTTTAGCTGTCATGTACTTCATTTCGATAGTACCTGATGATAGAGGAGAATCTTTTGGGTATAGTAAGCCTTTAGAAGGCAGGTCTACAACTTCTGTTGGGAATTGAAACTGATTGTCCATTATAAATGATTAGTTAGAACTTGTTTATTATAAATATATATGTATAAACTTTTTTTATCCGGGTCGATATAACTTACCGCTACTATCAACGGCAAGACCTTGAATACCTTTTATACCTTTCTCAAAATAAGCTTGCCCTTGCTGTATTGCCTTATGAAGAGTATTCATAGCCCTTTTAGCTGTATCTGAGTAATTATCGTTTGCCAGATCAGCTTTATCTATTAAATCGTTAAAAAAATACTCAGCTTGACGGGCTATGTCTTGAGCCGGACCGCTAACGTCTCCGGAGTCTATAACACCGTCTTTAAGGTCACCAAGTAAAAATTTGGCCTCATCTACTGATGTAAATAATTCTCCTTGAGCTTCAAAAACCCCTTGAGCAGCCATTTGATCTACTAATCCTATCATTGCATCAAGAGCTGTAGTAGAGTACCCACTTCCTTTAAGAAACTCACCTGGGTCCTGAGCGTAGGCACTCACTGTCCCCATAAACATTACTACAAAGATAACTACTGCAAAAGCTACTACGAATTTAAAAATACGGGGATGTTTCTCTTTGAATCGGATTACAGCCTTAAGTATTCTGTTAACAAGATTTACAATCCTAACTACTAATCTTCCAGATAAATTCTTCAAAGAAGATGTTATTTTTTTCAGGGCTGTAGATAAAGGTGATAAAAACTTTTCTGCTAAACCGCTTTTATCTTGCTCCACTAAAAGTTCTAAAGAAGTTAAATAATTATTATATTCCTTAAAAGAAATTTCTTCGTTTAAATACTTCTCAGTAGTTGAACAAATTGTAGTATCTAAATTTATTATATCAAGTAGTTTCATATTTACTGAAAAAAGAGAAGCCAGACATATAGGTCGAGCTCTTCATTGTATACTAATATTCTTTAATATCTTAGTAGTTTAGGATACAGTAATCCATTGCCATAGTCACTGAAATTTCAGCTACATCAGGTGAACTCCAGTCATAATCTCCGAAGCTTGTATCAGTAATAAAAGCTCCTTTAATAATCCATTCACCAACAATATCACCGGCAGGTCCTAATTGGTTTAGAGTTACATCTTTTTTGTAATTATCAGAATATCCTGCTCGACCGGTTACTGATTCGTAAGCAGATCTTGCCCATTCCATTACTGCCTGTGCACCAGAAGGAGTGATAGGATCGTAAAGAGTGATGTCAATATCATTCCACTCTCTTTTGCCACGAATCTTTCTGTAGCTGTTGATGTGATCTAGCTTGATTGAATCATCGGTAAAAGAAGGCGTGCTTGCAGTTTTTACCATGAAAGAAGGAATATCATCGAAGTACATTACAAAGCGATTTTGAACTTTAGGTTCAAATGCTCTGAACATGATTTCGTTTGCGTCTAATACTGCCATATTGGTGTTCTTTTTATATAAATATAGTTGTTAGAAATTATACTGCGAAACTTGCTCCTGTAGGCTCAATCGTAAAGTCTAACACGATGAACTCAGCAGTTTTGGCCGGTTGAATGAATACTTGACCGACTAACTGGTTACGGTCAATTACGTCGGCAGTGTTGTTAGTGTCGTCCATTACCACACGGTAGGCGTAAAGTCCTTGACGCTGTACTACTGATTCAAGGTAAGGATTAACTGCTGCAAGGAATCTGTTTCTTGTTGCAATTGTATTTTGTTCGAATACTAAGTTTCTTGCTTGATCTCCGAAAAACTTTTTCAATTCGATTAAGAGTCTTCTTACGTTTACTCGATCTAAAGCCGTTGCTTTTTTCTGTAATGTTTTCTGACCGAATACTGCAATTCCTGTTCCAGGGAAAGTAGCGATTGGATTAACGTTAGCATCATATAATGTATCACGTTGTGCTTTAGATAACTTTCTTTCTGCTTGATTTACTCCTGGAATTCCGCCTCTTACAAGACCGGCAGGTGCAAACCAGGGTGCTGAACTATTGTCGTTTGCAGCATAAACGCCTGGTATTACTACTGAAGGTGGTACAAACTGATTTCTACCTGTTTCCGTACCTACTTGTACAAATGGGTAATAGGTGGCAGCATAGGAACTATTTAATGTGTCAGCATTTCCTACTACAGTTGCAGGTGCATCACCGTAGTCTGAAGTGTCTAGTACAAAAATACAATCTCCTCTTGTTTCGGCAAGTGATATTAGACCGTTAACTGCAGTACCATGTTCGTCGGAAAGAAGACCTGGTGCTACAAGTACGTTGAACTGGTAGTCGTCTTTATTACCTAAAAGTGTAGTAATGTCTGCATAATCAGTTGCTGGATCTATACCTTGTGATTGGTTAGTTGTAAAGCCATTGTAATATACATCACCACCTGTTACTATTGCACCCGTACCTTCGTAAAAAGAACCAGATTGTGCAATTGGAAGAGAACCGCTGTACGAAACGCCATCAGAATCAGCGCCTACTGTTACTCCGTCAGTTCCTACATAGTTAAGAGTTGGAAGATTTACTTCTTTTACTCTAATGTAATTTGAACGGTTTGGATATTCACCGGTTAAGGTAACGTAGGTCTTATCTGTAGAAATAGCTCTAACTTGGTTACCAATTACCGATTCGATATAATTAGTTGAGTTGGGGTCTAGAGAAACGTTATTAAATGTCTCAAGAACTACTTTTTCTTTTGTATTATCATCTCCCCGTCTAACAGAAACGGTAAAAGTACCTTTTGCGTTATTGATATTAGACACTTCCCATCTTAAGTTATCATCAGAACCAGAAACTAAAGAACCGTCAGCGTTTTGTGCTCCACTATCAGTAACTCCGGTTGAGTTGTTGTAGATAGTACCTTCTCCGATCGTCTCAAGAACGAACGGATCAGTTGCATCTATTCCAGAGGCGGTTATATTGGTAGAAGAGGCGGGACCGAAGTTCTCACCAACCACCCGACTTATCAATGCAGTTGAACCGCCTTGGTTAAAGAAATTGCGAACGGCAATTGAAGTTAAAAATTCTTGTTTAGTTGATCCGGATTCAAAAGTAGAACCAAAAAGTCTTTGGTATTGTCCGTATGAAGTTACTACTGTTGGAATCTCAACCGGTCCTTTTACAGTTGGACCAATAAAAGCGGTTCCGGCTTCGGCGGGTGCAGGAGCTACGAAAGTTAAATCGTTCTCTCTCGTAAATACGCCTGGTGAAATAATTGTTTCTGCCATGTTAGGGGTTTTTTAAGTTCTTTTAAGATTCTTATATATAAATATGACTAATATCTTCCAAACAGGTAATTAAATAACCGGGAAGATTCTTAAATAAATAGAGTTAATTAACCTAAAAACCCTTTAGCCTAAGTTACTATTTAACGTTAGAAAACGGAATGAAAGTGCCTTCCTCTACGTTTACTGAGCCTTTTCCGTATTTTTCTTCTAGTTCTTTGGCAATGTTACGTTCGGCTTGAATAAGGTTATAGTAAGCGTCGTCAGCTTTTTTCTTTCTGTCGTCTAAAGCTTTTTGATTTAACTCTATACTGCCGTACTCTCTAATAATATTTTGAGTAACTTGCTGTATTTCGGCAATCTTGTTTAGTTCTTCTTGTTCTAGTTTTATTGGTTCGTTTGACATAATAACTAATGTTTATTATATAATTATAGTAATTTATTTTTTATTTCTGCAAATACTTGTTCAGGTGTAATAGTTTTGGTACATTCAAATTCACGTTCTGTACCAGCAAGTCTAGGACACCAGGTCCAATTAGAGGGATCAAACTTATGTTCAAGGTCGTTAAAGCAGCCGTTACATACTGAGTCGTTATATATTCTTACAGTTTTATTTTTAAATTCAAAGTAAGGGGACGTGGTGCCTGAGATTAGAACAATATTATGGTTTAGTGCCCAGGCGAGCCAGGACAGTCCTGAGCTGATACCGATATGAAATAGGCTGTTTTTTATTATGCCGGCTGTTTCTTCTAGCCCTAAACCTACTCTACTAATACAGTTAGGTGGCATGTGGTTCATATAGTCTACAGTACCAAAACTACTGTGCTGGTCTATACACACGCCTTCGTACCCTTCTTTCTGTAGTAAATCAAGTAAAATTTTCCATCCTTGATTATTGTTCCAGTATCTACTTTGAGCGGTAGATTGTATAGAAAAGGTAAAATATTTACTAGATAAAGTCGTATCTTTATACGTACCTAAACTTAGTTCAGGTAATTTTTCAATATAAGATAGTCCCAATATGTCGCAAGCAGTTTTTTGAAGAGGTTGGTTTTTAAAAGGCCGTGGGTGTAGTCTACTGTCGTGTTTGTGATTTTCATCAAAAAACCAACCTACTCTAAAGGTAGCGTAAGGATCGTCTATTTTCTGTCCAGGATCTATGAATTCTATATTAGGATAAGATTTTTTAAAAAGAGAATTTTTATACGTACTGCAAACAACCTTACAGTTGTGTACTTTTCTGAATTCTTCTATATACGGGATCCAAGCTAATGTGTCTCCTAAAGAAGAAGATTCTAAATTTATTTGTACTGTTTTATCTTTGCAATTGAAACTATAATCATAAACAATTTTGTTTGTAACGGTATCGGTAATTTTTATTCTCCAAGGTATATAATAGTCCGTAAATACTTTTGACCACTCACCACTCGAAATAGTATCACTCCATACTGTACTGTTAGTATTGGAATCTATAAATTCAACTAGATACGGTAGTGTAGATCTTCCTACTAATTCACATTTAGCTCCATCAGTGAAAGAAAAGTAAGGGGTTATAGAAACTGGTGATATTTGTGAGTATTTTTCAGTTTTGACTGTATTTGCATATTCTCTAGTCAAAACGTCTTTCATATTTTTTCCGTTTAAAAGTTTTTCAAGATTTTTACTTCTAGAGTACCAGGAATATTTAGATGCAGTATTTAATGCAGCAGATTGATATTTTTCGTAGTTATGAATAACTTCTCTTATCCCTTGGTAAACGTTATCTACAGATTTTTTAACACGAACTAAACCGTCTAAGTCTTCTTCCATACATCCAACGACGGGAAGACTGCACGACATTGCTTCAAGAATAGTTAAATTTGGGTGACCTGCTTCTAGTTCTGAAGGGTGTAAGAATAAGGAGTGTTTATGGTAAAGTTTCACAAGATCAGATTCATCTAGATCAAATAGCCATGTAACATTGTAATCTTTAACCCAGGGGTTATTTTCGATGAAATTTTTATTATTTTTGGGACCTGCAATAGTAAGGGGTAAATTTGCCTTAGAACATGCTTTAATACCTTCTATAAATCCTTTTCTGTCATGACCTTGATTTTCAATATATCCGTTATTAGCCACCATTAAGGCTTTATGTTCAGTATTAACTTCTCCAGGAACGTATATATCGGTATTTACGCCGTGCGGGAAATATACAGCTTTATTGGAATCAAAGTAGTCTACTAAGTACTTAGCTGGCACTAAGGAGAAAATTGATTTATCTATAGCTTGTAAATTTTCTAGATATACTTTACTTTGTCTCCCATACAAAAATGCATGATGGTCATGAAAATGAAATATATATGGAATGTTTTTTTCTGCTAATTCTAAAGCAAGATTAGCAACATGAACATGTACAAAGTCGTAATCTCCGACTTTAATATTAGCTGCCCATTTTATATCCACGTTGTGTCCTAATTTAATAAAATTTTCAGAAAATTCCCAAACTATTTTTTCAATTGCACCCCAATTTTTTGGTGGTATTTCAATACCGCAACCAGGATTAACTTGACAAATCTTTAAAGGTGACATTACCATTCTTATTAAGTTTTTGAGTTAAATAATTATCATCAATCCTCAGGGATTTAGTCTTTACTACTTTCTTTAATATAGTATCCTCAACTTTAAATTCTATAAAAAAATTTGAGTTATTTATATTAGAATTAACTTCATACCAAATAAGTTGCTTCTTATCTATTTCAGATACCTTAGTACGCAATATTTTACCATCTAAGTCTTTTATGTAAATTGTAAGTAACTTTGTATTGAAAGAATCTGAAAATTGAGCAGTAGGTACGATAATGTCTGGTTTATTAGAAGGTAGAACGGTTAAGTATTCGACTTGTGAAAAGTTTTTAAAATCTAATTGCTGTTCGGATACATCTTTTGAAATTAAGTAAGTATTTGGGTTTTTTTCTAGAGCTGCATGCATGGTTCTTTCTAAACCATTTGTGGTTGATTTAACTTGATTTACCCATTCAGTGTAATCTTCCTCTGTACTAATGAAAGGAAAAAATTTAGTATAAAATTCAGTTCTAAAGCCCATAAAAAAAGTACTGTAAGTTAATCCTTCTTCATTTTCATCTTGAAGTAAACATGCATCGTAGAGATCAAGTTTAGAAGAAAGATCGTTAAAAAATTCAACGTTTTTTACATGGTAGTCAAAATTTAAAAAATAGACTTTACTAAAGCCTAGTTTAGCAGCAAGTTGGGCTCCATTGTAGTAATTTGTATAGACTGCGGGTCCGTGATAAAGATCGTTTTCTTCCTCTGTTAAATTAATTTCAAATTTACCTACTGGTGATTTCCACCATGCATATTTGAAATAATTATGTTTTACTAATAAGTTATTGCTATCAAAAATTACATAATCAACTAGATCCTGAATTTCTACGGGAACTGGGTAGTGTGATGTAAGTATTATCTTTCTCCCAATTTTTTTAATAGATTCAATGCATTCCTTAGTAAGGTCGATAGTAGCCTTACTATTAGGATAAGTAGATAAGACAAATACGTCGTCAAAGTCTTTTATAAGGTTAACATCTTCTTTTAATGCTCGTTGTATATTTTTAACATTTGTATTAATATCTTCTAGATACGTTACTGGGTGTTTATCAAAGTATCCCTGGTATACTTCTAGGTTGTAAAGGAAAGTAGGTAGTTTCCAAGATAAAGCCTCTCTTAGTACCAACGGCATTGTTTCCTTGTCTAAAGCAGTCCCCTTTGAGGTAAAAAGGAATAAGTCTGCGGCTTGGTAGAAATTATCTACGTCGGCTCTTTCCCCCCAAACCGTTACGTTAGCAGGTTTTTCTTTCATTAAAGGTTCCCAATATTCTTTAAAATTACCTGCTTGATTACCTATACAGTGAAATTCGTATTGTGGCAGTCTTCTAGCGTACTCGAAAAATTCAGCTTGGTTTTTTCTAGGAGTAAAAAGACCTACGTTAATAATATGCTTCTTTGTAGGTTCTAGTCCTAAAAAATCGCATGCAGCAGCTCGATCTCTACTCTCTCTATACTCTATAGGATATTCTACTAAAGTCGACGGAATACCTAGTGGACTATACTGCTCGATTTGCCAATTTGAAACAAACATAAATTTATCAGGAAAAAATTTCTTATTAGCTGTACTTTGCGAACTATCGTGAGATGTCTCAAATATAGTGTATTCCCTATCTGGTCTGTATATTTGATTAGCAATATCCATGTCCATGAACATTTCAGGAATTTCTTCAAAATGTATTATATCGGGATTTACTGTCTCGATAAAAGTTAACAGCTCTTTTTTATTTTCACCAAGTGTTACTCTTTTGGTCGAGGAAATAAGGTTAAAAATTTTATTTTTTTGAACTACGAATTCTGTACCACCAGTATCACTGTATTCAACTAGATGTATGTCAAAAGTATCGATTAAATATTCTATTTTTTTAAGTAGGTATTGAGGTGCTCCTCCGGTAGACAGATGAGGTGTGATATATAGTAGCTTTCTCATTTATTACCTCCATTAGTACCTAGTCGAAGTAAGATAGAGTTTAATTCTATAATATTTAAATTAGGTATAATTTCTCTTAAAGCAACCGCTGTTCTGTAGTCGCCTGATCCCCATTCGTCCCAATAGGTATAGTCTTTAAACTTACTGTGGAAAAGTAGGTTAGCACCTGATACTTGTCTATGAACAAAAGGAAAACCTACTCTATAAAGGTCCCTGTAGTGTCTAGAAGGTATTTGATCACCGTCAGGGTAAGTTAGGTAACTAACATGTAATGTGTTTTCATCGAATTTATCGATGTTTTTTACTAGTTTCTCTAATACAGTATCGTCAAAAACTATATCATCATCATCAAGGTACATTATCCAACCTGTTTTAACATGCCTTTCGGCGAATTTAAGGTAGAGATTGTAAGGAAAATGAATACTAGACTCTCTCCATGTTTCTGGTACAATGTTAACTTTTCTACCGTCTGTTCCTATGAATTCTCGTTGACCTATAGAAATATGTACGTCTTTGTACCTCGATTCTGTAGATTGACGCTCAGGTTTAATATCAAGAAACCCGAAGTCAGGGTTAATGTAATTTTCAGTAAATGGATTATGATTCCAGCTAATATATAGATCAGGAATACGTTCTTTTTTGGGTACCGGTATTTTAATTAAATTATGAAAGGGTTTGAGTTTTTGCAAAATTTGATCATCTTCATATGTTACTATATGTCTGAAGTTCTTGTAAGTTTGATTATGCAAAGACC